CTGACATCGGTGAGTTTGTGGGTGTTGGCACTAGCGGATCGATTACGATTCCTAACAGCACATTTGCTGCTGGCGACATTGTTTCGATCTTCAACAACACGACAGGCAATATCACGATTACCTGCTCGATTACGACAGCTTACATTGCTGGCACGAATACAGATAAGGATACGATGACGTTAGCGACTAGGGGTGTAGCTACGGTTCTGTTTATTAGCGGCACAGTTTGTGTTGTAACTGGCAACGTAACTTAAGGGGTTGGCATGAGTGGAATCATGGCAATGCTGCTAGGTAGAGCTGCTGCTGGTGGTGGCACATTTACTGTTGTTCAGACATTCACCGCATCTGGTACTTGGACTGCTCCTACTGGCGTGACCGAGGTTGAGTACCTAGTGGTTGCTGCTGGTGGTGGGGGTGGTTTTGGAATTGGGGGCGCTGGCGGTGCTGGAGGTTTTAGAACTGGCACAGGATTAAGTGTCACCGCAGGTACTGACTACACGGTAACTGTTGGTGCTGGCGGCGCTGGCTCTGGAGGTGGTACTGGTACATCTGGCGGTAATTCTGTGTTCAGCACCATCACATCTAACGGTGGTGGTGGCGGTGGCGCAGGTGGTGCTGATGGTTTGTCCGGCGGTTCCGGCGGCGGGGGTGGATACAAAGCATCTCCCGGTTCAAATGGCGGTGCTGGCAATACACCTAGCACAACTCCATCACAAGGAAGCAATGGTGGCAATAGCCCAACATTCACAGGTGGCGGTGGCGGTGGCGGTGCTAGTGCTGTTGGAGCAAATGGGTCATCAAACATTACTGGCGGCAATGGCGGCGCAGGAACTGCATCAAGTATAAGCGGCAGTAGCGTGACCTACGCTGGCGGTGGTGGCGGTGGTGCTTACGGTGCTGCTCCTACTACTGCTGGTACTGGTGGTGCAGGTGGTGGCGGCAATGGTGCGATTGGAGGAAGAACACCATCTGTTGCAGGCTCTGCTGGAACAGCCAACCGGGGTGGTGGTGGTGGTGGCGGTGGTGGTGGAGATGCTAGTCCAGTTGTCACATCTGGATATACGGGTGGTTCCGGCATTGTCATCCTCAAGTACAACGTCGCATCACAGACTGTATTCACCTTCAAATCATCGACTAGCTGGACTTGCCCGACAGGTGTGACCAGCGTGGATTATTTGGTCGTGGCTGGTGGTGGGGGTGGTGGTGTTTACGGCGGCGGCGGTGCTGGAGGTTTCAGAACAGGCACAGCATTAAGCGTTACAGCAGGAACCGAATACTCTGTAACTGTCGGTGGTGGAGGTGCTGGAGGAACTACAGGTGCAGTTGCTGCTACAGCTGGCGGGAATTCTATCTTTAGCACTATTACTTCCAATGGTGGCGGTGGTGGTGGGAATAACTATGTAAGTAACAATGGTTCCAATGGTGGTTCTGGTGGCGGCTCAACTTTTTCAGGCACAGGTGGAACTGGAAATACACCATCTACTAGCCCATCTCAAGGTAACAATGGAGGAACCGGTGGTTTAGGAAGTACATATGATGGCGGTGGTGGGGGTGGCGCTGGCGCAGTTGGTGGAACGGGAACCGGAAGTGGTAGCGGTGGAAGTGGTGGCAACGGCACAGCCTCATCCATCTCCGGCAGTTCCGTGACCTATAGCGGCGGCGGCGGTGCTGCAAGCGGCTTTAGAAACAGCGGTGGAAATGGTGGTGGTGGAAATGGTGGAACAGGTGGCGGTGGGAATGGGCAATTAGTTAATTCTAGTACTGTGCAAACAAGAGCTGTTTCAGGCGGCACTACTAATACAGGTGGTGGCGGTGGTGCTGCTACGGATTTAACTGGTGCTGGCATTGGAGGTTCAGGCGGCTCCGGCATCGTGATAATCAAAATCAACTAATAACTATGGAAACTAAAGTCTATCGATTCATGGGCATCGACACAGCAATGCAGTTGCTACGTCCGGGTGCAAAGTGGGAAATCTCAAACAACGTCTTTACCCGTTGGGAAGACCCAAGACCTTGCCCATCGATTGAAGAAGTCTATTGGGTGATTGATAAGATTAAAGAATTTGAGGACAGCATCCCGACGATGTGGCTACCAGAGCAACTAGAGCAGATGGGTGTGCAAATGAAAGAGATTGAGGAAGCCATCGGATGAATATCCACCACTTATTTCCTACGCCTGTAGGGATGTTTGACTTAAACCGACCACTAACGGATGAAGAGTTGTTATTTGTTAGAGGTCAGGAAACTAGAGCGAATGAAGGAAATACGACCAGCAAGAATAACTTTGTGCTGCGTGACCCAACAATGACTTCCCTGCGCGGTTGGATTGAGGACTGTGTGGCTGAATACTTCAAGGCAACCAGCAATCCAAAGCACGACGTTGATTTGCGGATTACGCAAAGCTGGTTCAACTATTCAGAGCAAGGGCAATGGCATCACAAGCACGCGCATCCGAATAGCTTTGTGTCTGGCGTGTTTTATCTGAACACCAATCCTGACGATAAGATTTTCTTTTATCGCTCCGGCTGGCAGCAGATCAAGTTCCCACCGGAAGAATGGAACTTGTACAACTCCGAGTCGTGGTGGTTTGAAGCTATTACCGGAAGATTGATTTTGTTCCCATCGTCGCTAGAGCATAACGTGCCAACGGTTCAAGGTGATGACGTAAGGATAAGTATGTCGTTTAATACATTCCCTGTGGGTGTGGTTGGCGATGAGATGGAACTAACCGGCTTAAAACTGGAGGCTTAAAGTGGCTCACTTTGCTGAAATTGACGCTAATAACGTAGTGTTAAGAGTTATCGTGATTGATAACAAAGACACATCAGACGCTAATGGTGTCGAAAAGGAACATATTGGTGCTGCTTTCTGTGAGCGTCTATTTGGTGGTACTTGGAAACAGACGAGCTATAACGGGAATATTCGTAAGCACTATGCAGGGATAGGTTATGCCTATAACTCTGTGCGAGATGCGTTTATTCCTCCACAGCCTTACCAAAGCTGGACGCTTGACGATGACGCGAACTGGCAACCACCTGTAGCAATGCCTACTGATGGTCAAATGTACACATGGGATGAAGCTACAACATCGTGGTTAGTAAATGTCTAACTATGTAGATTTCGGTTACTGGACACAGGGATATTGCGAGGGCGATTTAAGTCAGCCTGATCGTTATGTCGTTGTTGGCTATTGGACTGATGGTTACGCAGAGTATGAGGATATAGGCTCTGCGGCAGCAGTTAATTGCGAGGCAAATGTTGCAGCAATAGCAAGCCAAGTTAAGACTGCTATTGCGAGTATTACAGGCAATGCTCAACTAGAAGTTACCGTAGTAGAGTTTGTTTTTGGTGCTGCTAGTGTTACTGGAACTGCAACAGTTTCAGCGGTTGCTGGTGTTGATAACATTAAATATGATAGTGGATCAGTCCTTGCGACAGCCTCTGTATCGGCTAGTGCGATCCTGATTCATGGCGGTAGTGCATCGATAGAATGTTTTGCTGATGTTTCTGCTAACGCTAACTTTATTGTCAATGTATCAGCGGTTGTTAATGGAACAGCAACTATAATTGCATTGGGTAGCATTATTGGTGAGGAATGGGTTGATGTTGATCCTTCTACGGATACATGGACACCAGTTTCAGCAGGTTCTAATGCTTGGCAGACGGTTCAATCTTCGTCTGATGCTTGGTTGAGGCAATAAATGGCTACGACAAAAATAGCGTTTGGCGAGTGGTTGCCAGATCAGCCCGGAGTTATAGGGGCTGTGACGGATGCTAAGAACTGTTATCCGGTTGCTAACGGATATGCGCCATTCCCTAGTGAGGCTGATTATTCTGATGATGCTGCACAGGCTCTATTAATTACCTTTGCTGGAAAGATTGGTAGTTCTTCAACTCTATTTGCTGCTGGAGCTACTCAGATTTACAAGTTTGATAGCTCTGATGCCAGCTTAGATGCTGCTACGACTACGGGTTATTCGGCTGTAGAGTCGTGGGATGTCACTCAGTACGGTTCCAAAGTAATTTTGGCAAATGGTCAAAATAAATTGCAGTCTTTTGATCTAGGGTCATCGACCTATTTTGCTGATTTAGCTGCTGCTGCACCTACGGCTAAGTTTGTTACCGTAGTGAAAGACTTTGTTGTTGCTGCTAACGTAGGTGGTGAGGAAAATAAGGTCTATTGGTCAGATATTAATGACGAAACTGACTGGACTCCGGGTGCTGCTAGCCAATCTGATACTCAGATTATCCCTGACGGTGGCGATATTACGGGTTTAGCAGGTGGTGAATACGGTTTAGTGTTCCTAGATAGGGCAATTTACCGGATGACGTACTCTGGTAGCCCGTTTTTCTTCCAGTTTGACGCTATTTCACGGTCTCTAGGCTGTATTTCTAACGGCTCCATTGCTCAGTACGGTGGATTAACCTATTTCCTAGCGGATGACGGGTTTTATGTCTGTGATGGACAGTCTACTAAGCAGATTGGGGCTGAAAAGGTAAACCGTTGGTTCTTTGATAACGCTGTTCCGGGTGAAATTAGAACTGGAATGAGTGCTACAACAGACCCAATTAGAAAACTGATTATCTGGCGGTTTTCTGGAACTTTTAACAACAAGTATCTGTTAATTTATTCGGTAGACTTAGATCGTTG